GCCCCCGGGGGAAAAATTTTTCCCGCGGCGCTTGTTATTGTTCCGCCCCGATCAGCCAGCCCGCCGAGACGGCGAAAATCCTCGTTAAGGCGAGTATTTCGTAATCCGTCACAAGGCGGGAGCCGCTCTCGATCCTGCTTATTACGTCCTGTTCCATGATAACGCCCTCTGTTGTCATTTTCGCCGCGAGGGCAGACTGTGACAGGCGGGCCCGGAGGCGTAGTTCCCGGACGCGGTCTCCGGATACGTTTCCTTTTCCCTCATACTGGAATTTTTTCACGGCCTCGCCTCCTATCTATGGAAATACTGCATAATTTATTTAACTTTAGCATGAAAAAGTCCCTTGTTCATGGTAATACTCAATGAATCGACAAAAAAAGTAGGCCGGAGGCGTTGTCCTCCGGCCCTGGGCCCTACTTCTTGCCCTCCCGGGCGTCGTGGTACATAGCCGCCACGACCACGGCCTTCAACGTCTCCTTGCGGAGGTTAAGGTCCGTCTCGCATACCTCCGCCGGGGTTCCGCCATTGACGGCTCCAGCGTCCAGGAGCGCGGAGGCGGCGGGCCTCCAATACTCGGGAACGTCCTTCAAATCTTTATAGACCGGGTTCTCCTCGTCGAGGACCTCCTTCACGGTCTGCCGGATCAGAGTCTTTAATTCTTCCTTGCTCATGTTCTCGATCTCCTCACTTTCATTTTTGCCGGACAGCTCGGCGGCGATCGCGGCGAAATCCGGGCAGATAAAGCCGCGAATATACCGGGCGTTTACTTTCATGTTCCGGGTTCCAACTACGCCGCCGCTCATGTTTCCCTCCGTAACGGTGAAGGTTGTCCCATTGGAGGCGGTGACAATGCCGATATGGTCCCCGGAGCCCACGCAATCCCCGACGCCGTTGTCGTTCCAATCGTAGACGCAAGCGTCGCCGACCGCCGGGACGTGGGCGTCGTCCTCGACCCATATCCCCCGCGCCCTTGCGACGAGGGTATATTTCTCCACGCCGCACTCCGTCCCGGTCCAGGCGGCGATCCCGGCGCGGATATAAGCCGCCGATACCGTGGCCGCACAATAGGCGTCGGTCGTTTTCATGGTGTAGCCCCGGGCGAGAGGCTTGTACCCGTTATAAACGGCTAAAATATCCGCATGGAGGGCGCTCCCTTTCTTTGCCCCGATCCATGCCTGGATCGTATCCGCCACGAGCCGCCGGAGCTGATTCTCTGTCACGTTGGCCGGGGCCGCCTGGGCGTAGCGGTCAAAATAGGTTTGCCCGTATCCGGCGCGGCGGACCTGGGCGGCCTCGCTCTGGTCGGCGGGCCGCTCAAACTGGAGGAGGACAGCGTCGGAGGCCGTTCGTGTGTCCTGGGCGCTTTTCAGTGTGGAGAGGACACCCTTGTAACTCCCGGCGAGCTCCTGGAGCAAAAAGCCGACTTGTGCCTCCAGGTCCCCCACGGACCGCCCTGCCGCCCGGACATAGGCCAGGAGGGCCGCCTTGCGGGTTTTATAGGTCCACTGTGCAAGACCGTACCCCGCGCCGTCCCCGGCAAAATTGGTATAGGTCCCGGCGTCCACGGCGGCGGTATAGGCGGCGTCGGTGAGGCCGAGCTTTTTCTCGTGGGTGTTCTGGAGGTTCTCCGGGTTGAGGCCGCTCTCGGCGTAAAGGTTCCCCATGAGGCCCGCCGCTCCCGCGGGCGTGAGCCCTGCGGCGGTGAGGCGACTCCAGATATATTTTTCTCTTTCTGCGACCGTCATTTCAGCAGCTCCTCCCCCTTGTTTTCCGTGGTCTTTTTCAGCTTTTGGATCAGCGCCACAAGGAAGGACGGGAGGGGGACGCCGATCTCGGAAATATTCTCCAGAATCGAAATACACTCATTGAGAATAAGCCAGATTGTCACGAGGAGCCCGAAAAAGAAGAATCCGCCGAAATCGACCCCGAGCTGGCCCGCCGCCGTCTGGACCACCCAATCGGCCACGATCGCCACGACGACGGCCAGCAAATAGGAGACCTTTTTCACGATCCCCAAAACGCCGACCCGGGAGGAAAGCTCCCCTCTCGTCCACGAGCGGACCATGCCGGAAACATAGTCCACGACCATTACAAGGAAAAGGACCGCGACCGGGAGGGCGAGTTCCTGGAAGTAGGCCGCGGCTCCGGCCACGGCGGCGGTAATCATGCCGCGGAAAATGTTCTCTTTCATTGTCTTTTGTTCCTCCTTGCTTAAAGTGCGGCCCGAATAGCCGCGATAATATCCGCCTTGAGGGTTTTCCCCGCAAGGTTGATCCCGCGCTCCTGGGCGTATTCCTTGAGCTGTGGGATCGTCATAGCCTCCAGGTCCACGGCCTCCGCCGCCGCGGGCGCGGGTTTGTCCGGCGAGCTCCAGGCGGTGGGGTCGTCGTCCGGTCCGAAATTCGTCTCCCGGATACATTCCCGGGTAGTTCCGTCCGTCCAGACCATAAACTCGCCCGCCTTGTATGTATCGTGGGCCCCCTGGACCTCCACAAAGGGGCGGGCGGTCTCCGGCGTCTTGCCGTGGAGCGGCCTCCAGAATGTGCGCCACGCGGCCCCCTCGGGGGAAATATCCGGGTAAATCGCGCCGTCGTGGGCCTGGAAACACTCCCATGTCTGGCCGCCCGCGTTCCTCATGTCCCCGGCCTTGTATACCGTCCCGGGCGTCCAGTCCTCATAAAGGCCGGAGGCGCGGAGTTTTTGATCGTCCTCCGTGATCACATTCCCGGCCAAAACCTGCCGCGAGACATAGACAAGGCTCGTGATCGCGTTCAATGTCTTTTCGTTCACAGTGCGAGCCCCCTCTCTACCGCCGCGGCAATCTCCCCGGCGTCTCCCGCGCCGTTGAGACTGGAGACGGCCCGCTCGATGGAGGCAAGCGATTTCATAATATCCCGGTTTGCGGCGGTGGTGGTGTATTCCTCTTTTGTGTACTCCCGCTGTTCATAGACCCACTCCGTGATCTCCTCCGTGTGATCGCCCGCCTCATAGGTCCGCGTTTCCCGCCGGATATTCTGGCGCTCATATACGGTTGTCGCGCTGGAGGTCGTGTCCAGCGCGGCGGGCTCCTCCGTCCGGCTGTCCCGGACCTCTTTCCAATCGGTCATTGACTTTTACCCCTTTCTTGTTTTTCTTCTTTGCGTGTGCCGCAATCCGCCGCTTGCAATACTTTACCGATACTTTCGGTTTGATCCAGCGTAGATAATAGCCGTATGTGTCCGTATGCTTAAACCACCCCATATAGGAAATGATCGCCGATGCGTCAATCCTCCTCATGTGGCCGTTCCGCTTGATCCGGTTCGCTTTTGCCCGGGCCCGCTCAAGGATCGCTTTCCGCATTGTTACCCGGTCCCGATGAATCACAAAGCCGAGGCAATTCACGGCGCGGCCCGTTACTTTCCCGGTCCGGCGGTTCTCCGACTCAAATCGGAATACCTGCCAATCTTCCTTAAACCGGAGGCGGAGCTTTTCCCAAAGATAGCGGGCCGCCTCCCTCACCATTTGATGGAGCTTTTTCTTGTTTCGGCAAAAAAGAAACATATTGTCCGCATACCTCAAGTAATGGTCCGGTCGGAGCGTTTGCGTAATGTAGTTATCAAACGGCGTCAGCAGAAAATGAGAAAGCCACGGGCTTGTATAAAAGCCTTTCGGGAGGCCCGGGGCCGCGGCGTCGATCACGCGGAAAAGCACGGTCAAATACCGTCCGTCCCGGATTTTCTTCCGGAGCATAGATTTCAATATTTCCGTGTCTATATTGTCATAGAATCCCTTTATATCCAGCTCCGCCACATAAAAGCGTTTTCCCCTATATTCATCCCTCCACCGTTTTATTGTCCTTTTGGCAAAGTGCGGGCCGCGGCCTTTCAGCGATCCGCAAGCATAGCGGTATAGCCTTGGCTCTACGATTTTCCGAAACTGCCTCATGAGGATATGGTGGACGATCTGCTCGTCGTCCCAACGCGGTTTTACGATCATACGGGTTTTCTTGTGGCTCCCCTCGCACAACCGGCTTTTCGCGTGTTTCGGCGGATACCATTTCCCACTTATCAACTGTTCTTGCAGTCCCCGGGCCTTATTGTCGATATTTGCGAGGGCCCGCTCTACCTCCGGGCGGCCCGTCTTTTCCCGGGCCGCTTCGATAATGGATTGCTTTATTTCCTCGCGCTCTGTCATATCGGAAAATAATCCGTTGAAACTTTTCATCCGTAGAGGTTCCCTTTCTTATTCCCTTCGCGGCGGTGGGCGGTCCTCCGCTTACTGGCCGCGCCTCTTGTCAGGATAATTTTCACCGTGCGGTGTGGAAATACGGTCGCATTGTTGGAGGGCGAGTCCCTCCGTAAATCATAAAAGGAAAAGATAGCGAGGCCCCGATGTTCCAGTTCGCCCTCGACGCCGCGTTGTTGACGTTCAGGTAGCGAGCGCCGCACCTCGACCCGTTGTTGCAATCGCCGCCGACGATCGGCACGGAGCGGGCGGGCGGAGACCCTCTGATGGCGCGATCCGTATTCCCGAAAAATTGTGCTATTCGTTACCCCCGGGGGATAAATCCCCCGGACCCCCTATTAAGAGGGATTTTCCAAAGAAAGCGAGGCCCCGACGGCCCAGTTCGCCCCCGACGCCGCGTCGCTGACGTGCAGGTAGCGAGCGCCGCACCCCGACCCGGCGTCGCAAGCGCCGCCGACGACCGGCACGGAGACGATCCCGTTATTAAACCAGAAAAAATCTGTTTCGAACGTGGCGTCGCTCCCTGTGAGCGGGGCAACCGGGAATCTCCCGTACTCCGTCTGTTCTGTGGCCCTCTGCCAGCCGGAGCCGCTCCCGGCCCCTGTTACACCCGTTCCGACGGCTGTATATCCGTCCCCGGTGTAGTTGTACCCTGTGCCCTCCGGCGTCATTTTCGCCCGGAAAACGCCGTTGATGTACATAAGGCCCACAATACGGTCCCAACGATCGCCCCAAAAGTTTTCAATGTGGAAAACCTTCATGGCGTGGGCGGTATCCGAATAACCGAAAAACTGGCCCTTGTCCATGAGGGAGCCGCACGTCAGGAGGCCGGCCGCGCTGGAGCCGCCCTCCGTGTGGCCTTGTCCGAAAGCCGCTTGACTGTGACACGTTTTGGAGATCAGGGTCAAAAGGTCCGCGATCAGGGAGTGGAGGGCCCACGTCTTGATCGTCCATTTCGTCCCGTTGGCTTTCGCATAGCCGAGTTCCTGCGCGGCGGTGGTGCTGTTTTGCGGAGATACTCCGGCAATCGACCGGAGCTTTCCGTCCACGAGGGAGCCCTTAAACATAGCGTGATAGGCGACTTTTGCGATCGTGCCGTCCGGGCGGGTGTGTGCATATGCTTTATAGCCCTCGTCATACTGCGTCTCGCAAAAGATCACATACTGATACCCGGCCTCCTGGTAACGCTTTACCCACACAAGAGGGATCGCGGACATGGCGTTTCCGTCATATGCGGTATTGGAAACGTCGGAGTCCGTTCCGTCTTTCGCCTTGAGCGCGTAGTTGTTCGGATTGAGGCGGTAGTCCTCGGAGCCGTCCGACTTCACCATAACGGGATAATTGTCGCGAATAAACCAGAGGTCCGCCCACGATCCGAAATCAAAGACGCCCGCCGTAAAGTCCATATGTGCCGGGGTCATGCCCACGGCGTCAAAAAGGTACTCCACCCGGGAGGCCGGGTCCGGCTCCGCGATTTTCATCCGATAGCCGTACCGTTTGGGCCGCTCCTCGGAGACGATTTTCAGAATATCCGCCGCCGTTCCCTTGAGGGCGTCCGTGTCTGCCTTTACGGCGTCGAGAGTTTCCTTGTCCGCAACAAAAATTTTATTGCTCATTTTCGCTTACCTCCATGATGTATAGTTTTCCCCCTTCGACTCCGAGGAGGAATTTTGTCCCTTTATCTGTGTCGTCCGTGATTGCCCGCTGTGCCCTGGTGACGGTTCCGTCCTCCTGGAGGGTAGCAATTCCGCCCGCCGCACCTTTCGCCTCATTGATGGCCCCCACTCCCTCGGCGGCCTCGTCTGCGGCTCCCTGGGCCGTGGAGGCCGCGTCCGCCGCGTCCTGGGCGGCGGTCTCAATTTCTGCGAGGTCCTCGATCAGGTCATTGTGATCCTTTGCGGTAAAGTTGCGCCCGATGATCTCTCCGGCGCTCCAGGCTTTCGCCGTGCCCTCCACTCCGCGCTGACAACCGGAGAGGGCGTCCTCTGTTTTTGCGGTGTAGAGGATTGTTTCTCCGTCCTCGTCAATGCCGATCGTGGCGAGGTTCGGGGCCTCCGGGAAAGCGGAAACGTCCGATACTTTAATGATCGTGTCCGCCTCCCCGACATTGTCCATAAGCGTTACCTGTGGCGAAAACGCAATACCGGGATAGAGTCGTTTCTTCATGAAAAAACCTCCTAAACTGTTTTATCCCCGCGGGATTGAATAAAGCCTTGCACGATTAGGTCAATACTGATATAGGCGAGGTCGTCCGGGCGCACCTCCAGGGAAAGCCAGTTCCCCCGGGGGATCATGTTGTCCGGTCCCGTCAAAAGGTCCGTAATGTCAAGCTCCGCCGTCCTTCCGGAGAAATCCGCCTTTTTTGCTCCATTGACATAGAGCCCGAATTTCTGCGGGTTCCCGTACTGATAAATTCCCGGCGTGATGTTGTGGGAATGAGAGGGGACCGTTACCTTGTGTGAGTGCCCGGGGATCGTGAGGGTGTGGGTGTGGTCCGGGATGGTGACGCGGTGAGAGTGTCCCGGGATCGTGGTCGTGTGTGAATGCGCCGGAATGGTGACGCGGTGGGTGTGGTCGTCCAGCTCCAGGCGGTGGCTATGGGACCGGATCGTGATCTTGTGGCTATGAGCTCCATGCGAGTGTGCTCCAGACTCGACAAAGGTCGCATATCCGGCGTCTTTGAGTGCGCCGCTTTCCGTTGTTCCGCCCCACAAGGCCAGCTTTCCCCCGGGCGGGAGGGCGTGGTTATGTTTGGCGGCGTTATACTGCGCGGCCTCGCTGGGCATGATGTTCTCCGCTGACAAAACGACGGAGTCCGAGGTCTCTGTGGTCTGCGCCGCCGCGGCTGTTGTGGTGGAGGTCCCGCCACCGCCGGAGCTTGTGGCCGTGGTCCTGCCCCCGTCCGAGCTGGTCCGCGTCTGGTCGTCGCTGGTGGTCGTGGTGGAGGTGGTCCGGCCTCCGCTGGAGCTCGTGCGGGTCTGGTCGTCGCTGGTGGTGGAGGTGACAACCTTCGAGGCGTCGCTCTCTGTACTCTTTGAGTAGGCCCGAAATTTACCCATTCGCACCTTGACGAGGACCTTGTTAATGATCCGCATTTCCTCCGGGATAAAGAAGTCCATAATTGCCCCGGAGGCCGCGTCACAATTTGCTTGTAGGGCTTGACTATAAATTTGCGTGGCCCCCTGGGCGTAGGTCTGTTCTATCCTCTGTCGGTCCGCCATATCGGCCAGGGAGGAGGCGATCGAGGTCTCCTTGTTCGCCACTACCAGGGAGGACCGCTCCACGTCCTCATAATCCCGCTTGATTTCCGTAATGAACGTGTCCACGGTCTCCCCGATCTCCGGGTAAACCATGCGGAGGCGTTTCCCTATGGCCGCCTTGTCAAAGTCGGAGGCGGTCATTTCCTGATAGCCGACCGAATAGGAGACGGCGGGCTCCTGGAGCTCCTGAAGCATAGCCTCCGCCGCGGCCTTGAGGGAGGCCGGGTCCTCATAGCGGCGATCCGTCCACACTCTTTCAATAATCCCGTATTTATCCGTGATCGCCCTCGGGCTCTGGAGGTAGGGGACTCCACCGTTTACGCTCCCGATCCCGAGCTGGTTCACGCCCTCGCCATAGCCGAGGGGATAGAGGCGGGTCACGATGTTTTGAGGGTCCCTTTGCCGCTGGTAGCTTGTCATATTGTGCCGCCGCCGGACGTACATTTCCGGGCGGCCTGTGGTGTCCAGGCGCTTTAATGACAGTCGCCACGGATAGACCGCCGTATTTGTCCGCCATATGTAGGGGCCCGCGAGGGGCGTCGCCACGGAAAAGAGGGCGGATAGGAGGGACTCTTGCTCCCACCCGTATTCAAATTGGTTTCGATAATCGCACTCGTCCAGGACCCAATTTTTCACAAGCTGGTGATCCAGGACATACCGGATCACGTCCGGGGTATAGGTCCCGAGGTTCCCGACGACGTGATACCCGAAAAGGATATTGTCGATCAGGGTTGCGAGGACGTGTTCGCATTGATAGGCCACGCTCCCGGACTCGTCCACGGAGAGGGTCTCCGGCATGATCCGGTAAAGCTCCCCGCCGTTGTGCCGGACATAATAAAACGGCTTGCAATACTCATTTTTGGGGTCCTTGTAGGGGAGGGAAAAATAGAGATACCAAACGGCGTTGATCCGCTGTTGTTCTGAAATAGCGTGGGCGTTCTCCGCAATCGCTACCCGCCGCCGCGATTTATCAAAAATTTCTATCATAGGTATCTCTCCGTATAAATGAGCTGTCCCCGGAGCTGGCCGCCGGAGGCGCTCTCTACAATGAGCCGGAGGAGGTTCCGGGAAATGTTGATCCAGTCGCCCGACTGCGTATGCAAGGCGTTTTCCCCGTTCAAAAGGACAATAAAGAGATCGCTGTCAATCCGCAATTCTCCCCCTGGCGGGATCGTTAGCTGGAGGGTGGTTCGTTCTGTTGTCTGCGAGGTCGCCTCCAGTATGGAGGTTAAAATTTCCGCCGCCTGGAGCGGGGCCGGGATATTCTTCGACCCTGCCGCCTGTGTGGTCAGCACGTCCGCCGCGGACAACAGGGAGGGGATATTCTTCGAGCCCCATATGGCGGCGGCCAGCACGTCCGCGGAGGTAATGCTCCCGGGTATGTTCTTTTGTCCATATGCGGCGGCCTGGAGCGCCTCAAACATAGCGGCACTTGTTACCACGTCCGCCGACATTTTCGCCGCCGTAAACAGGCCAGAATAGGCCGTAAGGGCGGAGACAATCGCAACCGTTCCTTGTATGGACCCTTGCATGGTTTCCGAGAATTGCCCGCTATATTCCACGGCGACCGCCGATCCTGCGACCGTGTTCAGGTTCTCGGTGAAAGCCGCCGAGATGTGGATCGACTTTTTCGCAAGGTTGACGGAATAGCGGAGGAGACTGTACCGCCCTCGCCGTCCCCAAAAATCCGTCGTCCGCACGGTCGCGCCCAATTCCTCCGAAAATGTCGCCGAGGTCTCGACGGGCCGCGGTCCCGTGTTTAGGGAGTATCTAACGAGACTGTATTTATTCTTTTCGTCCATTAGTTGATCCCTACCTCAACCGCCCCCTCCGCAATCGTCGGCATATATCCGCGCTTGAGCTCGATCGCCTCGGTCAGGGGCTTAATATAGACGGGCTCGCCGGATGTTGCGGCAGAGTATAGAGCGGAATAGTTCCAGGTCCCCCACGCCGTAGACGGTCGAGGAAAAGAAGCCGCGGCGGAGTTCCGGGCGACAATCTGGCCGGAGGCTTGTTCCGTGGGGGCTCCAAACGTGAGGGGGACGCGCTGGTAGTTGTCCCCGGACAGTTCGGAGCCGGAGGACTCCGGCGACCCGTTCCAGAGGGAAAAATGAGGGGTTATTCCCTGGATAGACTGCCCCCGAAATACATTCAAAACTTTTGCTTTCCATGCTTTCGAGAGGTTCCCCGTGAGGTAAAAAAGAACGTCCCCGGCCAGGAATACGGGGGGCTCCTCCGCCCCGATAATGAGCGGCTCCACAAGCTCTCCACGGGCGAGCATATTCCCGCCCGTGAGGGAATCCACGACGCCGATATGTGTAATAGTTCCCGCCGCCGAGACGGGGGTCGGGAAAGTAATGTCGGTGAGGTTCTGAATCCCGATCCCGCCGTTAGAATCGGCCGGCGCGGAAAAGTCAATTTCCATCCGCTTATATCCGGTATAGCTTACCTCCGTCCCTCCCGCTCCGGTCTCGCCGGGGTCGTTGAGGTAGAGGGCGAGGTAGCATTTCGCCGGAGCCGCAAAAGTGACGCCGCGTAGGGCGTTCAAAATCCCGTTTTCCAGGTAGTCGCAAGCGTACATAATCAAACACTCCTTTTTATGGCCGTTATGGTGACGGTGAGGACGTCCGCGTCGGAGAGGTTCCTCAAGACGATAATGCAAGGGGTCTCCGCTGTGCCCTGGTAGTCGACCGGGTTCTCCCCGGAGGTGATCGGCTGGGTCACGGTCCGCCCGAGGGCAAAGGGCGGGTTATAGTTCCATGTGAGATCAAACTCCCCATATTTGAGGTGTTGCGCCATAGGAGGGCCGCCGGAGATACGGGCCGTGTAGTATTTGTCCGGCTCCTTATCGTAGACGAGCCGCCCGGTCCCGGACAGCCAATAGGCGATCTCCCGGCATACCTCCGGGACGGTTTTCCCGCTCGGGCATTTGAACGCACAATGAATAGTCTCGGCCCGCTCGTCGTATACGTTCCCGACCACGCCGTCATAATAGCCGGAGCGGCCAGGAATGACGACTTTCCCCTCCCGCCGCGGGGGGAGAATGATCCGGCTCGTGTCCTGTGTGTAAATCCCGAATTTGCTACTATGGACGCCCCGGAAAGAAAATCCGCTCATAAGCTCCCGCCTCCTCTCGATCTGCTTTCCCGCTCCGTGAGATAGTAAAGCTCCCGGGCGACCCGCCCGACGTCCTGGTCGTCCCGGACCTCCAGCTTGTCGACGTAGATCGCAATACCCCCGGGCCCGCCGCCGCGGCTCTGGACCGCCGCCACAATCGCCGCGGTCTGTTCCCGTTGGGCGGCGAGGAGGCCCGCCTCCGTCCCGCTCGGGCGGCTTTTTTCGTATGCCCGGATCGCGGACTCGGCGAGTGTGGAATAGGTCCGCTCCAGGTTCGGCCCCTCCTCCTCAGCTCCTTCAATCGCGCCCCGGATCGTGTTCTTTCCGCTTTCCTTGAAAACGCGGGACGGTGAATGTATGTCAAGCGTGGATTTATAGGCGTTATTTGCCGCGTTTGCGAGTGAGCGATATGTGGAAACAAGGGAGGAGCGCATACTTTCCGCGCCGTCGATATAGCCGTCTATGGTAGCCATGCCCGCGGCCTGGGCCTCCGCCGAGGCGTCCAGCTCGTCCGCCATTTCCTTTACGCGGTCCTCTATGTCCTTCATTTTGTCGGAAAAATCGGTTTCCATTTCGGCCACGGTCTCGGAAAATGCCTCTTTGCCCTCCTCCACTTTTGCAAGCTGTTCATTAAGGGCGGCTATGTCCTCCTCGCCGCCCTCCACAATGGCCGCGAGAATTTGGGCGGACTCCTCGGAGCCGTCGGACAGCTTACGGATCAGGCCCTCGTCGACGCCGAGCTCCATAGCCTTTTGAATGTTGGCGGCGTAGGTTTCCATATAGGAGACCTGCCCCTGGAGGGTCCCGATCAGGTTGTCAATGGAAGTTTTCGCCGATCCGTCCAGCTCGTTAAAAAGGCCGAGCTGTCCGTCTATGCTCTCCATAGCGGCGTTATAGCTTTTGTTGTATTCCTCCTCTAACTCGTTCAGCTCGGAGATCAGCCCGTCCACGGTCTGCGTCGCCTCTTGGGTCTTTTGAGCCGTGGCCGCCTGTTGTTCCGCATACTCCGCCGAGGCGGCTTGTATTTCCGCATATTCTGCGGCATTTTCATCCAGCGCGGCGGTCAGTTCGCTAATATTGTTATTGAGTTCTCTTGTATTGCCGACGCCCGTTTCCTCGGCCTCGTTCAATGCAAGGCGGGCCTCTGTGAGCCGCGCCTCGATTGCCGCCCGCTCCGTGTCGAGTTCATTCAACCGGGCAATTTGGGCCTCGTACTCCTCCCGAGCGGCGGCCCTTTCAAGTGCGGACGCTAATTCCGCCTCTGTCAATCCCTCCAGGGAATCCCGCTCTTTGTCGTATGCGAGCCCGAGTTCCGGGATCGCCTCGTTTAATTCGTCTACCTTTTGAGCGATCAAGTCCTTTTGTAGGGCTGATTTTTCCTCTACGGCGAGGAGTTCTTGCAGAGAGGCGGCGGTTGCGGCGGTGGTCTCTTGCTCCGCTGCCATTGTTTCGGACAGTTCCTCATAGGCCGCCTTTGTCTCCTGGAGGGACTCCGTAAAGGCTTTTGTCCCTTCGTCCGCCTCTTTCGAGGCGGCGACCCATGTCCCTATTGCTACGGTCAGGCCCACGACCGCCGCCGTTACTGCGACAACCGGATTAGCGGCGAGAAGGTCGAGCGCCACTTTTAGAGCGGCTATAATTTGCGGGGCGGCGGCTAACGCGCCTACCCCCAAAGTCAGCGCCGCAACGGCGGCGGTTACGCCTGTTATTGCCCCGACGATCCACGGGTTTTGATTTACAAAATCCGTCGCCCATGTAAAGGCGTTGGTTCCGGTTTCAATTAAATTCCCGAGTGCTGGCGTTAGCTGTTCGCCGACCGCCATTTTTAGCCCGTCTATTGCCGACTTCAACAAGGTAACTTTCCCGGCGTAGTTATCAAGCTGGATTTGTGACATATTGTAGGCCGCACCGTTGCACTCGTTGATCGCCGAGGTCAGTTTTTGAAAATCTCCGTCCGAGGCGTTGACAATAGCAAGGAGGCCACTCATAGCCTCTTTCCCCGCAAGGCCCGCCGCATACTCCGCCTGTTCCGCTTCTGTGAGTTCAGAAAACCTATCCCGGAGTATCGCCATTAAATCAGAGAGGGACCTTGTATTCCCTGCGCTATCAGTCAGCGAAACGCCGAGCTCCTCCATGTACCCCGCCACGGTCTCGCTCGGTTTTGCGAGGTTCGTCAGCATACCCCGGAGTGCCGTTCCTGCTTGACTTCCCTTGATCCCCGCATTTGCCATGAGGCTGATCGCAAGGGCGGTATCTTCTACCGAGTATCCCAAAGCCCCCGCCACTGGAGCGGCATATTTGAAGGTCTCTCCCATCATTCCAACATTCGTATTTGCGTTGGAGCTTGCGGCGGCCAGCACGTCCGCAAAATGGGAGCTTTCGGAGGCGGAAAGTCCAAAGGCGGTTAATGCGTCTGTGACAATGTCTGAAGTGGCGGCAAGGTCCTCCCCGGACGCGGCGGCGAGGTACATAATCCCCTCCAGGCCGCCGAGCATGTCCTCTGTTTTCCATCCGGCCATAGCCATATATTCAAAGGCTTGTGCCGCCTGTGTAGCAGTAAACGCCGTTGTCGCGCCCATGTATTTAGCTTTTTCAGCCAGGGCGGCCAGTTCATCCCCGCTCGCCCCGGAAATAGCTTGTACCGTTGACATTTGCGACTCAAACGAGGCGAACGTGTCCACACAATCGCGGAGTGTGTCCGCGATCTCTTTTACCGCCTTTGCTACCCCCGCCGCGGCCAGGGCTGCGGCAAGCTGGTTTATACCATCTGTCGCCCCCTTGGCCTCATTTCCAAATTCATCTATTGACTTTGCGTGTTCGTCTGTGCTGTTTTTGGCCTCGTCTTGATATTTTTTGTTCTTTTGTATTTCTTCGTCCAGGTTATAAAGATCGGCATTAGCGTTATTGAGCTGTTTTTGCCAACTCTGGACGCCCCGCTCCGCCGCCGCCTGTCCGGCCTGGGCCTCCTCAAGCTCTGTATTCCATTTGTCGAGTTCCTCTGTCAGGGCTTTTTGCTCCTCGGAGGTGTCCCCGGTTGAATTTTTCAGCTTTTCTAGCTCTTGTTCGCACCTGCTAATATTTTCCCTTGCCGTCGTGACGCGCTGGGAATACTGCTCCTGTGCTGCTTGGCAGTTTTTGAGCGCCTCCTCTAAGGTCGATACCTTCTCAACCTGTTTTTCGTACATATTTTGAAGGGTATTCCCTTTTTCAGAGAGTGCGGCTAAACTGTTCGCGTTACCCTTAAAGGCGGTTTCTACGAGGTTTAGTTGCGATTTTAGCGTTGATAGTTCCGAATTACACGACGCTATGGCCTGTTTGTATCCGGCCTCCCCCTCGACGGCGAGCTTTGTCGAGATCGTTCTTGTCGCCATAGTTTCGGCTCCTTTCTATGGTAATAATCAATTTTCTACTTGACATTACCATATTTTCGGGTGATAATCTGACTATGAAATGCGACGATTTTCGCATTATAAAAAGTGAGGTGTTTTCTGTGGCCTTGATTTCATGCCCCGAGTGCGGAAAACAAATATCCGACTCGACTCCTTCCTGTCCGCATTGTGGTTATCAGCTTTCCGCAAATGGCGCTCCATCCGCTCCCGCTCCGACTAAAATCGGAGATATTTCCCAAAATTATGCCGTCGGCCTTTCCATGCTCGCCCTCGGTATCTTCTTTTTGTTTGCCGCGGTCTTTGCTTTCATCATGTTCTTACCGCTCGGCGTTCTTGTTGTTTGGATTCCTCTCGCTTTGATTGCCCTTGGAATCCAGAAAATCAGCGGGACCCGCTCGATCTGCTGTCCGTACTGCGGTAAGCCCGCCGAGGTTGGGAAAAATTTTGAAAATCACAAATGCCCCGCTTGCAAAAAAAGAAGTGTACGAGATAACGACTATCTCAAGCCCGTTTTATAGTACTGCCGCCGGAGAGGTCCGCCTCTCCGGCGTTATTCGTCCTCCGGTTCCGTCCTTCTCCGCACCCCCCGGGCCCGGAGGTATAGCTCGAACAGGTCCGCCACTTCCCCGGGCGGCATGAGGAGGGCGTCTTTCGGCGATAGGCCCGCCGCTATTCCTTCCCGGAGATACTCCACCCGCGTTACTTCGTTTTTTTTTGCGTGTTTAGTTCCGCAAGGCCGAGGTCTACCTCGTCATTTTCCGGCTCGATCTCCCGGCCATACCCGAGGGAGATCGCCGCCGGGATTGCCAGCTTGAGGGCGACGATCTCACTCGGGGCGGCGGTTGCCGCAATCGTCGAGGCGTCGAGGATGGGCTCCGGGTCATACCCGAAATTTCGCCGGACAAGCTCCCCCTGTTCGGCCAGGAGCGCGGCGGCCTCACAAGCGATAGAAAAGCCCTCCCTGGTATCCGCTTTCATGTTGTCGAGGAGCTGGGACGTCCCGCCGAATTTGTCCCGCATTTGAAACATAGCCTCCCCGGTAAAGGCGAGGTATCGCACCCGGCCCGCAAGGTTGATTTTTACGGCTTTCATAGCGCCCTCCTGTAAATTCTTGTAGGGAGGCGGGTTTTCCCGCCTCCCTTTGTGTTACGCCGTCAGGGTATAGTGAGCCTCCAGCACGTCGGAGGCGGCGAATCCCTCGGCGGTGGCAATCGCCTTGATCGTGGTCTCCTCCGTGATCTCGATAGGGGAGGAATAGGCCGGGGAGGTCTCGGTCGGATCGGAGCCGTCCGTGGTATAACGGATCACGGCGTTTTCCGTGGTAGAGGTGAGGGCAACGGTCGCGCCGCTGGCGACCGCACCCGCCGCGGGCGTTGCCGTGGGCGTGGCGGCCCGTTTCTTCCCCTGGAGCTGTTTCTTGATCCAGGCGATCGCCTCGGCCTCCGTCTTAAACTCCTCCGTAAACCTCCAGTCCCCAGTCTCGCAAGCGAACACGGTAAAGGTCGTGGAGTTGGTCCCAAAGGTGATACTGTCGGTTTTGGTCTGCGCCGTGTCGTTTCCGAGGGCGGCCTTTACGAGGGGATAGAAATAGCCCTTGTAAAGGACCTTTTTCCGGCGCATGAGTTTCTTAAAATAGGCGAGGCCGCCCGCCGGGGGATCGTCCCCGACGTTATAGCGGACCATTTTCCCCTCCACGTTGCACCCATACACCACGGCGGCGACGGGGTCCTCCATGTCGTCGGTCTCCATAGCGATAGAGCCGGAGGAAAACTCGTCCACGCTCTCGGCGAGGCCGTCGTCGGCAAAGAGCTTGCCGGAGGCGAGGTTCACGGTGAGGTCCGCCTTGACGAGGCGGCCCACCCGGACGGGGTCCTGGTCCTGGTAGACCGGGAGCTGGCCCTCCGGCTCCTCGGCTACGGGGTTAAAATAGGGATATTTCGCCCCAAAACTTGCCATAATAAAACCTCCTAAAATTTATAGGTTTCTGCTGTCGAGAAATTGGTTATAGACCCGCTCCCCGGCGTCTGTGGCCTCTTTCTCTTTCTTCATATTTGCTGTGGAAATCGCGGGGCGGGCGGGCTGGCCCCGCTTTCCGTATTCGTTAATAAAAGCGATCTCGGCGTTTCTCGTGGTCTGCCCGCCACGCTTGCGGGTTCCCTTGGGATAGATGGAGAGGGAGCGCCCGTCCCGATCCTTTTTGACCTTTCCCTTTTTGATAGACTTTGCCGACATTCCGGTGGAGAGGTTTTTAGGTCCGTTCCACTGTTTTTCAATCTCCGCCCGCTGTGCCGGGAGGATCACGTCCGCCTCTGCGTCCAGAATCCCGTCGATCACGCTGTCAGGGAGGCGAGCCAGGGCGGCGAAATCGTCGGAGAGGGCGTCGATCCCGTTCACGGTCAAGCGCCCCACTATTCCACCTCCAGCCCTTCGACGGCCTCGCACTCAAAAACATGGTGCTGTCCGTCCTTGTCCGAGGCGTTGGTATAGGCCGGGTATGTAAATCCCGCCGAGACGAGGGCTTTCTTGACGGCCCGCCGTTTTGCGGTTATATCATAGCCGATCGGGGCGTATAGATGGACCTGGATCGAGGCCCGCTCCTGTTCCGGCTCGTCGTCTCCGTAGTTGATCGGGGTCGTGTCATAGTTGAACGTGATATAAACCGCTTTCTTTCCCTCGTATGTGTCCGCCTCTGCTGGCGCTATGTGGTCCAGGGCGGCCCGCAAAGTCTCATTGATACTCATACCGCCCCCTCCTCGTCCTGCCCCTCCTGGGCCGTTTCTGGCGGCTCCTGGGCCTCTTTACAGTTGAGCTCGTAGGTCTCGCCGCTTTCGGTGTAGGCCCTCACGACCTCATAGAGGCGGCCCTCGCACTCGACGAGGGTCTCCCCCTGGTAGTCCGCGCCCCGCACCTCCAGGACGAGGGCGATCTTGTCCCCGGCCTGTTTCGCTGTGTAAAACTCGGAGCGCGTGGCGGTCTTTTTGTTGGCGTATACCTCCCGCCGCGCCGTGGTCGTGTCCTTGTATCCGTTTGGCTTTACCGTCTTTTCCTCCCGAATGAGGGCGGCCTCGTCTCTCCAATACACGGTTACACCTCCCCGCCGCCGACGTAGCCCGAGGACATATTGAGGGAGACCTTGAGGCGTTCATAGGCGGCGCGGTATTTGTCCGCGTCCTCATTGTCGAGGCCAAACTCCGCCTTGATATAGCTCATAATGGCCCGCTTGATAAGCGGGTCCTCCTCGTCCATGATCCGCTCCGGGCGGATGTCGCCGAGTGCGAGGTCCGCCCGGGCGGCGCGGATCAGGTCCACGATCTCCCCGTCAAACGCCGTTGACTTTGTTCGTATAGCCTGCCTCCCCGCGGCGAGATACTCCTCCGAGACGTCCGCCGCTGGCTCCTGGGCGGCGGGCTCCTGGTTCGTGTTCTCGCTCATTTTCTGCCTCCTTAACCTCCGGCGGCGGCCTTGTTCTTGATACGGAGGAATCCGTTCTCGGTGATAACATTTCCGCCGATCATAGCCTCGCCCATGACGGCGAGGAGGCCCTCCGCAAACTTATAGTCGCGGGAGACTTCCACGGTATAGGGGCCGAACAGGTCGAGCTGGTAGGCCAGGGGTTTCCCGTAGGCCATGCAATAGGAGCCCGCCGCGGTGGTGCTGTCAGAGAGGGCGGGGAGCTCGTCCACAATGCAGAATTTCACGGCGAGGCCGCCGTCCTTGATCGTGCCCGTGGTGGTGCTGTTCTCGGAAAATTCAATCTCATAGACGGCCTTTTTCTCGTTGGTCCCGCGAATGTCGCCGAACGCGATCAGGTCGTCCTTGTTGAGGAGGAGGACGCCGCCGCCCTCGACGTTGTTCGCGCCGCCATAGGAGAGGGCGATCTTGCGGAGGGTCTTTTCGTCGATCTTCTCGACCGTAATGTCGGAGCCGTCCGCAATCGCCGCGGCCTTGAGGATACCCGTCGGCTCGGGGATGGTGGCGGAGGGGTTTCCGGTAACAATGAGTCCCCCGGTTTTCTTGCGGAGGGCGGTCAAAGCGTTCTCGGAGACCCGCCCCTGGTAGTTGAGGGGGGTCGTGCGCTGGATATTCCGGGAGACATAGGAGAGGGTGGAGACCAAAACGGGCGTAATCTTGGCAATACGGAGGACGGGGTCCGTGGGCGTGGGGGCGGTCCCGTCGTCCTTCTTGGTGGCCGCCGTCTGGCCGCCGCTTACCTCATAGGCCACGGAATCCTCGCCCATACCGTTAGCGTCCACGACGCGGACCATGTCCACGATCCCGGAGACGATATTCTGGCCGGGGTTGATTCCGGAAACGCGGGTCGGCTGGGCGATATTCCCGCTCGTGAGGGTGAGGGAGCGGCAAAGGGCGTCGGTGGTAATCTCCATACTCCCGCCCGAGGCGAAACGCTTGGCGCGGGCCTCCACGTCCTGGAGGGAAATCCCCTGGAGGTCGGCGAGGTATGCGGCGCGGCTCTCCAGGCCCGCGGGGAGGCCGCTCCGGTTCTCGCCGCCCCCGGCGATCGGGTTCACGGGCCCGGGCGTGGGATCGCCGCCGCCCTCGTCGCCGGAGCCGCGGTCGCCGTGGCCGCCCTGCTGGCCGTTCCGGCCCTCCAGGCCCGCCCCGCCATTGAGGCGGCGGGTCGCGGCCTCCCGGCGGTCGAGGTCCCGCTCCTCGGCGTCCAGGGCGTCGAGCTCCTTCTCCAGGGCGTCCATATCGACGGCCCCCTCCCCGGCCAAAAGCGCCCGAATCTCGGCGCGGCGGGTGGCGATCTCTTTACGTCTTTTCTCGAACATAGTTTTTATTCCTCCTGTTTCTGTGTGGTGTGTGGATAGGTACGGGTCCGCGCTAAAAGCCTCCGCCGCCTCGCGGCTTGCTCCAAAGCCTTGACCTCCTTCGAGTGCTCCACCTCAAAGAAGGATCGAGCGGAGAGGGACGTCTCCTCATAGGCGGGAATATCCACCGCCGAGACGTCATATAGCTTGCGGATTTTAGTTATTCTCCGGGTGTGGGTGGCGGCGTCATACTCCGCCGCCCGCACCACAAAAGAAAAACTCATTTTGTCGATATAGCCGCCGTCGATCTCCTCGTAAAGGTCCCGGCCCGCGGCTGTGCCGGAGAGATCGGCCTCCAGGTCCAGGCCCCGGTCCGTAATCGTGAGGACGAGGGTCTTGTTACGGAGGCGGGCGACCACCTTCCCGCCGTGGTTGTAATTCATAATCACGTCGGATAGGTCGCACCCGTCCAGCGCGTGGCGGTCGATCACTTCGTAATATTTGACGCCGTCGACCTCAAAGAGGCAAGTCGGGGTATCAAAGACGATCGCCGTCCCCCGCACTTTGTAGGCGTCCGCCTCTCCCTCGCGTGGGACGAGGGAAAAGTCCTGTAATGCGCGATACTCGCGCCCCTTCTTAACGGGCATTTTAAGCGCCCTCCTTTCCGTTTTTCGGGTCTGTGGGTTCCTGCCCCTCCTCGCCCTCCGGCGGCTCCTGCTGGCCCTGGGAGGGCGGCTCCTGGGGCTTTTGCGGCGGCGGGTCCTCCGTCGTCTTTGTCCCGTTGCTTTCGAGCTGGTATTTGTCGGCGATCGCGGCGTTTACCATGTTCAACGTCTGGACGCGCCTCTTTCCCTCCTCGCCGCCGATCGGCGGGAATCCGAAAACCTCCAGGACTTGGTCCAGCTCCAAAGCGCCGATATTTGTCAAAAACTGTGCCGCCTCGACCCGCTTGTCCAGGGTCTCAAACTGGATACGATCCATTTCACAAAGGACCTCATTCCCGAAACTCTGCTCCCGCTCCGTAAAAATGGCATTTGTGAGCCCCTGGGCGAGTTGCATATAGAACGGGACGAGCTGGCCCCTATAAAAGGCGTCCATTTCCTCCGGCGTTGCCTTGTTCTGGACAATGGCCTCATTCATCCCGAAATAGTCGTAAATCTCCCGCCGGACAAATTCAAGTTGCCCGGTGGGGATCGGGGTCTCCTTCTGCTGGATCGGTGTATATTTGTGTTTGCTGTCTGTGATAATCACGCCGGAGCCGTTGGCCTCCATGCTGAAATTGTCCCGGACAAACTCGTCCCGCCGAGCCTTGAGGTCCTCTTGCTTGGTTACTGTCATAGCCTCCAGAACGCCCCGAATCACGGAGACGAGTTTTGCAAATTTGCTCATGCTCTGATTAAAGGCGTCCGCGGTCTCCAGGGCGGGGAGGAGGGGCCGGTTATCGTCCCCAAAAATATCATTGTCCAGGTAGTGACGCCGGAGGTGTACGAGGTGCTCATAAGGGACGGTGTAGACGTTCCCCGTCGCAAAGGTCAGGCGTGCATACATACCGCCCATATCCTCCACAAGGTCCACCCGGGAGGCGTTGATCGGATAGAGGGCCGTCAGCTTTCCCCCGTCAAACACGGGGAGGATAAAGGCGTTATTATACACGACGAATTGAGCGGCCACGCGATAATAAAAGGCGTAGGCGGTCATATATGGGTTTGGCCGCGTCTGGAGAATCCGCTCCAGGCCGTCGTGGACGGTCTCCCGCCGCCCCCCGGCCCTCCTGATGTGCCGGGGCTGAATCTTTGCCGCGTTCCGGGCCCATGCGTCCACGGCGGAGCGGACGGTCCCAATGTCCCACGCCCGCCCGTTGAACGGCGTAAAACTGGAGTCGTAGGAGGACAGGAGCCGAAACGCCGGGAGGTTGCTCCCGCTCGTGGAGTGCTTACCGAATATGCTCTCAAAAAGCCCTCTCAAATTCAAAAAAGCCATTGTTTCACCCCACGTTATACATGAAATCTTCAAAATATTTGACGTAGATCACCCACGCATTGAGGAGGGAGACCGCGCCGTCGATCCGCCGCTTGTCCGTGATTTTCACGGGCTGAATATTGTTCAGTCCCGATTTTTTGACGGCGGTATTTGTCAGGCACCAAACAAGGATCGGGTTCCCGTTATAGTTGACCTGTTTCGCCTCCAGGGCGGCCCCCATTTCCCGCATAGGCTGGGACCATGTATAGGGGCCCTGTGCGACGGCCTCCATGTCAAAGCCGTTTGCCGTCATTTCGTCCACCCAATACCCGGCGAGGGCCCGGTCATAGCCGACCTTGATCGCGTCGATCTTCCACTCGTCCCGCATTTGACAAAACCACGCGGTCACGTCGGAATAGTTGACGCGGTTCCCCGGGCAGATGGTGAGGAGGCCGCGGTCCGCCCATTTCCGATATGGGGCCTCGTTTGTGTTCTTTTCCTCCAGGTGTTCCACCCGTTTCTCCGGGAGAAAATACTGTTGCAGAACGTAGACGATCGGGTCGTCCGGCTTGCGTATGAGGAGCGTCGCGCAAGTGAGGTCTGTCGTCGCGGAGAGGTCGCACCCGCCGAGGGCGTAGGTGTTATAAACGTCCTGGAGCTCAAAGCGGAGGTCGCTCTTGATCGCGTCATAGGACAGCCAGACGGCGGCGGATACCTCCCGGACGTTGAAGTCCTTGCAGAGGACGCCGGGGAGGTCCTCCGGCTTGATCTTTGCCCGCTGGACAAAGGCCGCGAGGGTCTTGTACTGCTTGATGGTTCCGAGGCCCGGATTAGCCTTTTGCCACTTCGTCGGATCGGTCCACTCGTCCCGGCTGTCCAGCTCGTAGAGGATCGGGAGGAAAGTCGGGTCCTCCTCGACGCCGTCCGCGATCTTGCAAGCGAGCTCATACATTTCGTCGAACACGCTCTCCCGGACCATGCCCGCCGTCGTAATCATGACGACAAGGGGCTGTCGGCGGCTGGAGGTGGATTGTTTCATAACCTCGTAGAGGTTCCGGTCCTTGATCGCGTGGAGCTCGTCAATAATGACGGCGTGAGAGTTGAGGCCGTCCAGGGTGTTAGAATCCGAGGCGAGGGCCTCGAAAATGGAGGCCGTGGCCGTAAAATACAGGTCGTTCCGCCGCTTTTTGAGGACGGCCCGGAGCTCCGGCGATTGCTTGACCATGTTAATAGCCTCGGTGAGGACCTTTTTCGCCTGGTCCTTTTTCGTGGCTACGCTATAAATCTCCGCCGCACCCTCATAGTCGGCGATCAGCATATAAAGCGCGATCGCGGCGAGGAGGGTCGACTTTCCGTTTTTCCGGCCCACGAGGAACATAGTCTCCCGGTAGCGGCGGAATCCGGTCTCCTTCTCCAGGAATCCGAAAAGAGCTTGAATATATGCCTTTTGGAAAAGCTCCAGCACGAGCGGGGCCCCGATCACGCCCTGGGATTGCTTACAAAACCGCTCCGCGAATATGATCGGGCGCTCCCCGACCTCCTCGTCGAAATAATACGGGGAGTCGGGGTCCGGCTCCTGTATCTCCCGGGCGAGGCGCTTGTAAACGGCCCGGACGCGGCGGCTTGTGACGACCTTCCCGCTCTCGATCGCCTCCCAATAGGCGAGAATATAATTCACTTTCTGCCCGCTCCCGGGGGCTTAGTTGCGAAATTCATAAGCTCCTCCCCGGCCTGTTTTTGGGTCTTTTCCGGTAGGAGGTCGAGGAGGCTTTTCGATAGGGCAGTAAACGACTTTACGGTCGCGTTGTAGCTCTTGAGGGCCGGATTTTCCCGGCGGAGCTTTTGGGTCCCCTGGACAAAATCTTCGATCAAATCGCCGTTGTTGATCTCCTCCACAAGGCGCTCCAGGGTGACGGTGGAGACCGCGAATTGCTCGATCAAGCTGTCGGCAAACTGCTTTTTTTCGGCGGGCAATTCTCGGAAAAGTTTAGCGATTTTCCGTTTTTTTGTGGCGATTTTATCGGCGATCGGGAGGCTTTCATAGGAAATTTTTGGTTTTGCCATAAGATGTATAGACCTCCTCTCCGTCGGGCTGTTACCCCCCCCTTATGTGTGCGCCCGGGGGGTTCTAAACCTGG